CACCAAATGCGGAAAAAACTGGTTTTACATATGTATTAAGTTGTGGTTCAGAAGTTTTCTTCCCTCCTGCTTTCAAACTTACGCCTAAAAGTTTTCCATCAGTGTATTTGATAAACATATCTCCTGGATGCGACTTAGGAACACCTGCCGGTTTCGCACGATATCCCCAATATACATTTGAAATTGATTTGTCTTTGTGTTGATCTTTGATGTATTGTAACACACCAATCGCATTTTGCATTTTATCATTGAATTTTGTAGAAGTGTCTGCTTTGTTAATTGTTTCTTGTGCAGCGACGCGATCAGATGCCATGACACATTTTAAACTTTTAACATTAACCGACATTAAATACTTGTGGAAATCCTCTACGTCTTTTGGAGAATATTTTTTCTCAAAAGCGATACACGGAAAAAGTTCAGTGATACTAGAATTGAGTGTTGTCTCACCCATACCACCAGCCATAGGTTTGACTTCTATTCGAAATTTCTTATCGTCATATACGCCATCAACAGGGTCAACGCTTGAACTGCCCGAACCTAATTTAGCATCCACACCTGCCTGACGCAACCTTCTTAAAATTTCATCCCTATCAGCGTCTCTGTCAGATGAACGAACTCGATAGACAGTTCTACTGCCAGAGGACGCTTTTGTATTTACCTCAAAATCAAATCCATCAAGGAAGTCAGATGGGAGTGTGCCTTCGCTTAGGTATTTTTTAAATGTTTTAATCGCCATATCGGATCTCTACAATTATTAGTTTATAAACTATTTATACAAAAAAATGCCCCAACGAATTGGGGCGAGGAGGAGATAAGGTGGGGGTCGGTAATTTTGCATTACCGTTTTATCACATGACAAATTGATTTTGAGAGAGAGAGTTGTCAATGCGCCCCAGAAGTCGTTTCGTTAACCATACATATATTATCGCTTAAATCCTCTCCGAAGTCAAGCTTTTTCTGTCTTGGTTCGGTTTTATCTTGTGACCATATCTTTTCCCAGTATCCAGCAGGATATTCGTCCAAATATGCCCAGTTGTTATTTTTTTCATCATCAAAGATTCCCATATCAGCTGCCCACATCTCAAACATTCCACGTTCTAAACCATTTGCTTCGACTTCCCATGGTTGTTCCCAATATGGAGTTTGTTCATGCGGATAATACTTTCCCTTGAATCGAGTGAACATTTCACCTTTTATAGTTACCTCGCGCATATCATTCTTAGCATACTGCGAAACATGCACCAGTTCATGACACAAACTTTGTAACAAGGGTCTCAATCTAAGAGCATTATCGATGCGAACCGTAAAAAACTTTGGTCTTGCTTCTCCCCAGTCATCTGGTTGCGCATCGCCATATAATCCCTCTTTGTGAAACAAGTCTTTTCTCATTTCTACAGTAACTTCGAGCAAATTATACATCCGAGTAGAAACAAGTTTTTTCATGCAAAAATGGGTTATATTTTCTACCCATGTCCGCTGATACTTCTTTCCACCTTTGACGACGACGTTCATTCTTTATGGAAGCAGATAATTTATAGATTCTATCATATCGCTTGCATGTGCAATTTTTTGTAACTCTTTTTCAATCGTCTCGCTGTAATCGATGTGTTCAGCAACACCTTGCGGACTACTCAAAAAGATCTCGATATTAGTTCTTGCAATATCGATTTCATTACTGTACTTTTTCTTTAGGTTCTCAATAATTAAGTCTCTATATTCCATACTACACCTCTTTATTTTTGTGTTTAGTTTTGCGAGTGTACTTTGTACGATCTTTTTCGACTCGCTGTTTATATAGTCCTTGACGATCTAATAGTGCCTTTGCGTAAGGATTACGTCGCTTCAATCTGTTGACAACGGAGACCATTAGAAATTTCTAATGAGCGCATTATCAAACCAAACAGTACATTGAAATCCTGATGACTTAGCATTTTCAATTGCCTGTTCAAGAGTATCAAAATGTTTCGAATATCCAAAGGTATAAAAATCAACACGATATGTTGACATCAATAAATCTTTATACATTATGCAAACTCCTTATTATGAAATAACGCAACCAAAATATCACGAACTCTTTCACGGTCTACACTATCTCCATCGCCCCACATTTCTGGGTAACGATTACACTTGGCTTCATATAATGAAACAGCCTGTTCGACATCTTGCATGGTGACGCCTAAATCGTAAATACCACCGATACCGTAAAAATCGTAACAGTAATTTATAAATGTTTTTTGCTGTGTCTGTGTCATTTTTCTCTCTCTCTGTTTTCTCAATCAATACGTGTTATTATACTCTGATTAGAAAATAAATCAAGAACTAAATGCCCAATAAAATCAATGACTTAGAGAACGGAAGGGATAAGTCACTGATTCTAAAGGGCATTTTTGTTATACTTTTTTGTTATATAGAATGCACTCTTATAACTTTTAGACCTTTAGAGTGTTAAATTTGCTCTTATTAGAGTCTCTCAGAGGTCGCTCACGGTCTCCGAATGTATTTACTGGACCAGTATCGTCTACATTGATTAGATCCTCCTGTGCGCTCTGCTCGACGTCGTAGAGACGCATTTTAGACCTATCTATACCCAATACAAATCTCTTATGGGCGTTTGGATCTCCATACCTGTTTTTCAACTGTTTTACGAGCACCTGATTAAGATTATTCAGTTCCTCAGTAGATATAATAGCTACCATGAAGTCTGCTGTGGCAGGTAGACCGAATGACTCAGAGGTATCCTCCAGTCCGACATCTGAGTTACTGAAACCTGATCGAGTCGTTTGAGTAGCAGACCAGATTGGCAAGTTTTGTTCAACAGACAGACCACGGAGCTCCTCGGCAATAGACTTGATATAAGTGTAAGTGTTTACCGAACCACCCATCTTGATACGACTCGAAGCACAGATGTTTAGATAATCAATATAGATGATATCAGGTTTGAATTGTTTCTTGAGTTTTAATTCATTGATCAGATGACGGAAGTGACCAACATTTGCTGCGGCAGTTGGATACTCTTTAATAACTAATTTACCTGTTGTTTTGTTTTTTACGCGATTAATTTTTTTGTCGTAGACGTCTTTTGGAAGTTCGTTGAGTTCATCCAGTTTAGTATTCAATAGATTAGCATCGATACGCTCAGCAATCTTTTCCTCTGCCATCTCCAAGGTAATGTAGAGCACGTTCTTACCATCAAGCAGATTAGCAGCTGCCATATGACACATCGCCAAAGATTTACCAACACCAGTACCAGCGAGGATAATGTTTAATGACTTCTTTGGAACACCACCTTTAGTGATTTTGTTAAGATATTCCAGATCGAATGGAATGCGCTCTTCAACACGATGATAAAAGTCAAAACGAGCGTCAGAGTTATCAAAAAAGTCATGACCAACATTAGGATCAAAAGAAACAGCAAGTGCGTCACTGAGTAAAGAAGGAATTGATCCTTTGTCTCGTTTTCCATCTCCATCGATAATTTGTATTGACTCCATGATCGCATTGTATATTGCCTTTTCTTGACAAAACTTTTCGGTTGTTTGTACCAACCAATCTTTGTCATCTTTATCTTCAGACTTTAAATTGCTAACATACTTCGCAATCTCAGCGAACTGATTATCATTGATGTTAGATCTATTATCAAGTTCAATCGTCAGTGCCTCACGAGAAGGCAATGTGTTGAATTTAGTAATGAAGTTATCTATCTCTTCATAGACAATTCGTTCATTTACATCTTGAAAGTATTGCGATTTTAGATATGGAAGAGTTCTTCTTGCGTAATCCTCATCTGTTATTAGATTCTTCAGTATTAGATGTTCCGTTCTCATCTGCAGCCTTTACTGTTTCAAATTGTTCATTAAGTATATTTACAAGTATAGCACCCATTATACTCTGATCTTTCTCTTTAGTCAAGTTTACAGAATTTGGGGTTTCTATAAAAGCAGTTTTGAATTTTAATACTGCTCCATCTTCATTTTTTTCTTCCTCAATCTTAACGGTTTGATACTGGTAGATAACACCTTTGTATTCTCCGTCTTTGATTTTTATACACCAGTGTTCTGGCGAAGCATCCTTGTGTTCAATTAGTTCAAATTTTGGTGCAGACATTTCCATTACATTTCCCCTTCCTCTTCTTCCTCTTCGCTCTTGGCAAAATCTCGTATGCTTGGGGTGTTAAGAAAAGTGTCGAACTTGATGGTTTGTCCGGAGGTAATCATTTCTGCTTCAAGACGGAACAGTTTCTCAAGCGAACCAGGTCCTTCCCAAACTTCGTTCATGAGCTTGTTGATTTTCTCCAACGGAACTCGTTTAAGTTTTTCAATACCAAAGTATCGGGTAAGAAATCCGTGCAAGGTTCCAGGAATCAAAGAATGATCTGAAAACTGCCAAGTGCCTCGAAAGCCATTAACAGAATGCGGATTATCAAGATCTCGCTTGTGATCTCGCTTGTAAAATTCAATTCGGTCGGTCAACATCTTTGCTTCATCTAACATAATCACTCCTCAAAAGTTTTTGGTTTAAGTAATTCGATCTCGCCATCGGTTGTCTTTCTTTGTTTGAGAAAGCCTTCTACAATTAGTGCGTCAATGGTATTCTGAATAGTAACCATAGCACCTTTGTTAATACCCCAAGCATAACCTAAGATGGTTCCTACGGCATAAGCCAAAAGTAGCCAACCGTAATCAGGCATATTTTCCATTACATTTCTCCTTCCTCTACTTCCTGCTCAACCTCTCTACCATACATAAACTCTTTTGCTGCACATTCGTCTAGTTGCTCAAGTAGTTCAGGTGTAAAGTATTTCTCAGGATCAGCGTTGATTGCCTTTCCGAATACTTTAGATCCATCAGGTAGTTCATATCGAGTAGATACTTTCTTGATGACGTTGTACTTTTCGGCAAGATCTAATAGACCATAATACCGATCGAGTCCTTTATCGTAGGAGAGTTTGATTTCAATCTTTTTGTTTTCTTTAGTGAATCGAGACTTATGAGTAGTTGCTTTGATGATATTTCCCACCACCTCAGTGCCGTCTTTATCTTTCTTTTTACCAAGCATGATAATAGAAGATGCAGCATACTTCAGTCCAGAACCACCACTGATTTCTTTGGTGGGAATATAAGCTCCAACCACGTCATAGACATGATTGGTGACGAGCAACGGAACATTCGCTTTCGCTAACTTGAGTGAGAGAACACGGAACGTGCCACGCAATAACTGCGCTTTCGTCATGTCGCGTTTATTCGCACCTGCCTCAGTATCTTCCAACTCTTTCATAGAGGAAAGCATACCAAGTGAATCAAGAACCATTAGCATAGGTTTCCTAGACTCTTCAGGTGTGTCTATGTAATTAGTTAGGATGCGAGTTGCGCTCGTGCGAAACTCTTCAATAGAAGTTGGTTCGGCAATGACAACACGTGCGGTATCAATACCACGATCTGACATCATTCCCTTTGTAACTGCTGCTTCGGTGTCGAAGTAGATTACACCACCTTCTGGATTCTTATCAAGAAATGTCTTTAGCACACTGAGCACAAAGAATGTTTTACCAGTTGCTGACTCGCCAGCAAAGGCAGTAATCTTATTGTTAGGAACACCACCATAGATGCTACCAGACATAAGAGCATTCAACGCATACGATCCTGTATCAATCGATCCGCTGTACTCGGAACTATTACCACCTTCACTCAGGAGATTAGTATTGTCAATCCCCTTCACCATATCTTTCAAAAAATCCATATTATATTCTCCAATTGTCAAACATCAATTATACTATATTATTCCCCACGAGTCAAGGAAAGCAGTTTAGTAATTTGTGATTCAACTGCTTGTTGTCGATTTGGCCAATGTATGTAGTCTTTATCGGAAGACTTGATAAGATTTACCAACAAAGGCATAATGAGTTTCTCAACCTCTACAAGTTTCTTTTGTACTTCAGCTTCTTTAGTAGACTTGATTACATCGAACTCGTCGTCGAGATTCATCATCTTAGCACTAAGTGCATTGATTGCGGTAACTGCGGCATCCATCTTCTGCTCAATGCGTAGGATGTTGTCATTGATCCCATCAACGTCCCCTGCTATATCTGATGTGTCTACTTTAATTGGACCAGACGCAGGTGGTTCATCAACTGCGTTGAATCCGAAATCGTATCCGCTTAGATATTCCTCTGGTATATTTGCCATTTTGCTACTCCTTTATCCGAAGAAGTCCTCAAGTGTATTTGTTTTCTCAGGACTCCAACCAACACTATTCAATATGATTTTCAATGGTTCCAAAAACGATTTATCAAACTGCAAGTTATAGTCAATATATTCAGCGATACCAAACTTCTTTGGTAATGTACTCAACACACTAATAACATTTTGACGAGCAGGATTTGGTACTTTCAGATAACAAAACTTGATCTTCTCTCCATCCTTGATCAATTCATACTGTTTGGTCAGTTTGTTTATCTTTAGTAAATGATTGTATACAAGCGCACCTCTCACGTGTATCGGTGTGCCCTTTGGTATAATCAAGTTATCGTCTTTGATAGTATATTTATTAAGATCAGATATTGATCGTGGGAATGCAACGTCCTCAAACGGCATTGATCTAAACTCTTCACGGAAACTGTTAATGTAATCTTGTGCAGTTTTCTCATCCTCATTCATAATAATCGAGATTGCTTTCTTCAACGCACCTCGACACACAGCAGGTGTTGAGGACTTCACCGTTTCAATACCCATCATCTTGAGTTTGGGTTCAGCGTATCGCACTCCCTCGTTGTCATACACGTTTAGTATGTATCGTTTTTTAGCAGTCCATACACCTTTGTCGGCAATTGCTTCTCGCTTCATAAACATCTTCTGCGAGTATGCATTCATATTCTCAGCAAGTAACTGGTAACACCTATCAATATATGGTTCAATTTTCTTTTCAGCAACAGTGTCCAAGAAGGCGACGATTTTATCGACTGGTGGTATCTCACGTCTCTCTTTATAGACTCTGCCCACAAGTTTATCAAAAGTAATGTACAACGAGTCTGTATCCGATGCAATAACATAATCTTCTCCCTCTGTCTCAAGTAACTTGTTTAGATATTCGTTCATCATACGTTCAATCCAACGTATAGACAACTGACCACTCAATGTAATGCCTTCTGCCATACGCACGTCAAAGTGTCGGAAGTATTGATTACCCAACGCACCATAAGCAGAGTTCAACTGAACCTTCTTTGCTAACTGCAGATTCTTAAACTTTGAGATATCTTTTTGTAGTTGCATTCGTTCTTGGAGCAACTCTTGTTTTGTCATCTCGTCAACTGATTTCATTTAGTTTCCTGTTCACTTGTTCAAGTCTATCTTGCGCTTCAAGCATCGATTCTTTCGCCTTGACTCGTTCATTATACATTCTGTTCATCATCTCAGGCAGAAATCCTTGTTTATCTTTAGAGTAACATGTTCCATTTGCAGCAACCGAATAATCAGTGTTGTTGATGTAAGTTCCATTGATCGCTTCATCCATTGAGAAACTTTCTCTCGCATCCTCTATAAACGTGTCAGGTGATATGTTGTATTGCATAATCAAATGAGGATACAAACTGTTCAGATCAAAACTCATCACCCACTTGTGCATACCAACTTCAGGATCTTTTACATAACCACCAGCAAACTGCGATGACTTGTCTTTTCGTTCTTTAGGTGGTATGGCAATCTTACGATCTGCCAACCAGTTGTGTATCAACACATCCCACATACGAACCTGAGTAAACACATCGCTGTAGTTCACTTTTGCATCATAAGCAATCGCCAGTATCATTTGCATCAACTTCATTTTATCTTCGATCTTATCAATAAGTTCGACGTCTTTAATATTATAGTCGATAAACTTTTCATAGTCAAGTTTATAGAGTTGATGGAGCGTCTCTACTTCAGAGTAGTCAAGTTTTTTCTCACCCAACTCAACGTTAGCAATGTGGTCAAGTCGATATGATTCTTGTTGCGAGTATGTAAACTTTCTGTATAGATCAAGATAGTCAATAACTTTCATACCGACAAACTCGATTTCGATTTTCTTTTGATTGAATCGTTCATACTCACGTTCTTGGATCATACCAACAGGCGATAGTTTCTTTGCTGCAGTTTCACCAAGGAGTTTGGTCATACGATTGTACAGATAAGGAACATCAAATCCCTGTACGTTCCAACCAGTAATGATATCCACGTCCCACATGCGCCAGTGCTTTAGGAAGTTGAGTAATAGTTCTCGCTCATCCTTACACTGTAGATAAGTTACCTTGTCAGACTTTACCGTATAATCCTGACAACCAAACGTATAATACGCACCATCAAGCGATACGGTGATAGCAGTAACAGGTTGATTAGCAAGTTGCGGATCTGGGAAACCTTCCTCAGAACCCACCTCAATATCAATATTAAGAACTCGAATATAATCTGTGTCATAATCTTGTGTGTAGTTTTCGTTTACGTAAACATAGTCGTATAGTGTTGATCCATAGATCTTGAAGTTTTCCACTTCGGTATATTTCTTTGCAAAGTCTCTCGCTTCTCGTATACTTCCCATGCTGATTGATTCAAGTGGCGAACCATCGATTGCGTTCCAGTCAGATTTGTTTCTAGCAGGAACGTAGAGTGTAGGATTATATGGAATACGATCTGTGAATCTTTTGCCGTTATCATAACCACGCACGATGACGTAGTTGCCACGCATAAAAAAGTTTGTGTAAAATTTCATAGTAGATCTATTATACTACAAAACCTTATAAAGTCAAAATTATTTTTTGTTTTCACGGTTGATATATCTCCATAATTTAACATAGTAAGAAAACGTTTTCGGATAGTTTGTTGGGTCTGGCAATTGATTACCAAAATAATCCACAAATCTTTTTATTTCTTCATCAGTCCATTTCATAATAATTCACGGTTTAAGTCGATAAAAAAGGGAAGCATTGCGCTTCCCTTCCCTGAGATTACTTCCCAAGTAACATACTCCTATGGAGTTTGTCAAACTCACCGAGTTTTATTTTCTTAGGTAGTTCTTCCTCTGGTATCACATTATGTAGTCCAACATATAACATACCATTCACTATATCAGCACCAACCACTTCTACGGTATCAGCAAGAGTAAACTGCCTGCGGAAACCTTTAGCAGAAATGCCCTTGTGAATATAGTGCGATTCATCTTGGAGTTTATTTCTCTTACCATCAATCGTCAATTTACCATTTTCAAGAGTGACCTCAATATCATCTTTAGTGAAACCAGCAACAGCAATCTCAATGAGATAGTGATGCGTTTCTTTTTGTATGATATTGTATGGAGGATAGGATGGTTGTTTCGACTTCACTTCGTCAATACGATTGAGTGTATCAAAAAGTGGATCGAATCCGAGAAAGATATCTCGTGGAAAGTTTGTAATAGTCATATAGTTTCTCCTTTTTATAAAGCAAGATTAATGAGTCCCTTTTCGGCAACTCGGATAATGTAAGACTTAGTTGGGAGTGCAACAATGCACCCCCGATGAAACAGATTAACGATTAGCGATGTACATTGTCACTTCAAAGCCAAAACGCATTTCTGTGTATGTAGGTTTAGTCCACATAGTTCTTCCTTTCAATGTTTATTAAGTTAGAAAAATGTAAGACAGATCATCGGAGAGCAATAGCAAAGTCCAACTTGAGTCCCACAGGTGTTATTTATACGAAAAAATCTTCTAGTGTAGATTCTTTCTGTGCTTCGTAATTCATTAGTAGTAATTCTTTTTTGTCTTGTTCATTTTCACGATA